GGGATACATTGCCTCCCGCTGGTATAGCCGGGAATTCATCACCCTTGTCAGCCAGATTTGACTTATCGCCGAAAAACGCATAAATACGATATGAATCTCCCTCAAGTGTCGCGGTCTCTATCAGCGTCTGATTGATTACCCTCACACGATCAAAAAACCTAAGCGATGCAACTGTGTGATGTGGGAAGCTATACCCTATGCCGTGCACACGAAAACTAACCTGCCATGTGACAGCACCTATCATATCTGTTGGCACTGCCCTTAGCGCAGCAACATAACCTGACACCTGCCAGTCGCGCACTGGTGAGCTTGCTCTAACAGGTGATAGCGCACTGTGAAATCTTGTCCAGTCTCGACCATTCGGGCTTGACTCAAGCGCAAACGTGCCACCTGTAGGCGTAACCAGATTGCCGTCAATGTCAAAGAATTTAACGTCGGTCACTTGCGCACCGTATGCGTCAGCCGTTTCAACGACATAGGTTAGCGTGTCTGTAACGTTACCGCTAATAGTGCGTTTATGTAATGGCATTTAGATTCACTGGTTAGACCACTTTAATGCTTATAGTGTACTACAATCGGTGCGTGTTTAACAATTAGGAGAGATTTGTGGAAATAATAAGTAATAATGACATGCAATATCGCATTGGTGAGGTTGTTGCCTTTATAATAGAGAAAGCTAGATATCGTGGCGTTGTTACTGGTGTAAAGTGCGACTCATCAACTGAGGAGTATGTATATACTCTTGAATTGGAAAGAGATTGGGACTATAAATAAAAACCCCGCACTAGGCGGGGCTTAATCTTACTTTTTAGCGGCTTGTTTTGGCTTGGTTTCGGGCTTGGTGTTATTCACCAGCTCAACCTTGCCACGCTTTGCTAAACTCTCTGCCTGCTTTGAGTCAATGTTGAACTCAACGCCAGGAGATAGCGCGACGGTTTTACCGTCCTTGACAGCATAAATGCCGCTTGATGTTGCTAGAACCTTAGTGTCAGACATATCAACGCTCCTTATTCAGAAGCGTATAGCGCACACTTGCGGTCAGCAAAATCAGACTTAGACACAAAGCCCATTGCATTCCACATAATATAATCAAACGGGCTGTTGTGGTACTGACGCGGTACAGCGTAAGTAGACATAGCCATGCCTGATACAGCGTGGAAGCCTTGCTGGTCAGCGTAAAACATTGCAAGTTCATTGCCGCTCAATTGATCGTCTTCAACGATTTCTTTGATGCCACGCAATTTGGCAATGTAATCACCGATTGTACCGAAGTTGCCGTCTGAGGTGCTATATGGGCGCTCCCAGTTAGAAGCAATCTCACGAGACACAACAACCGTCAACATGCCTGAGCAGTTGTTAGTAATGCGCAAGATATCACGTACACGCTGAACTTCTGCGCGAATGTCATCAGCCGTTGAAGCAGCAGCAGCCAAGTCAACACCAAGTGTAGCGGTTGCTACTGTGGGGTCAGCTTTGATACCCAACCAGCTTGTGCCTTTGAACACTAGATTAGCGTTACCGTTCCACAAGTAATCGTTGTTAGTCTGCAATAGACCGCGACGCGCTTCGCGTGAGTAGTCAACTAATGCGTCGAAACCTTCCGCGCGCATAGCTGAGTATTCGCGCCAGTCGATGCCGAAAGACTTGTCGTGAACTGGTACAACTGCACCGCCATAACTGTAGTCTAGCTTATCTTCTTTCACGCCAATTTGACCAGTCATTGAGGACTGACCGGCATTCATGTCAGAAGCCTTGCGGTATTCGTACAGCTTGCGACCGATATTGATTGGCTTAGCACCGCTCATCAATCGAGTTAATGTAGCAAACTCACCCGCAGGCACTTGGTCGATTTTAGTTACCGAATCAAATTCGCGGTAAGCCTCGGCTGGTGTACGTGCTGCGTTAGTGAAAGCAAGCATGTCAGCGTGTGCTTGTGAGCCAGTTTTGCGCATATCGCTTAACTGGTTATACTGCTCGCGCATGATGCGACCTTGTTGGTCGTTCGCTTGCAGGATTTCTTTATTGAAAAAGATACTCATTATCCTATCTCCTTATGCCTTGCGAACTGTAACAAGAGCCGCTGAGCCGCCAGTGTTAACAATTTCGTCTGAGTAAAATAAAACCTGGTCAGTGCCGTCTGTTGCAGCAATCTTTAGAGCGCCAGCGCCATTTGATGCAAGCGCAGTACCTTTGGTCGTGATGTTCTGTGATGCTGCAACTAGTACGTTAGCAAACTCACCAGAGCGCACAACAACACCGACAGCGGTGTCGCCTACAGTGTAAGCAGTGGTAATATCGCCGCCTTCGCTTTCGCTGATTTCTTTAGCAACAATGCACTCACTGTTGAAAGCCGAGTCTGCAATGTCAGACGTTGCCAAGCCAGCAGCGGTTTGCTTTAAAAGCTCGCCAGGGACAAAAGCGTCAACCGCCTTGCCTTCGACATATAAAGCCTTTGCTGAGCCATCAGCAGGGCCTAAGTGGATTTTACGTTTAGCCATTTTCTTAGCTCCTTAGTTGATGTCAGCAAATTGCTCGTCGTCTGCGTTGTCGGCAGATTGACGGAATTGACCGTTTACGCCGAATGTAACAGGCGTATGCTTTTCTTTTAGTGCGTTAAGGCTATTAACAGACAACGCTTTCAATTCGTCCTCTGCAATGCCAGTCTCAAGCGCGTTAACCTCTGCAACAAGCGCGTCTTTCTCTGCTGATTCTTTAGCATTAAGTTGCGATTCTAGTGAATCAACTTTTGCTTTAAGTGAGTTAATTGCTTCAAGAAGTTCAGCAGAGTTATCCGCTTTTTCTTCTTCCTTGTTGTCTTTCTTGCCCATTTTACCATAGGCGTTTTTAACCTCTTCGTCGCTCATGCCATCTTTATAGGCGTTCGCTTCTTTGAGGGCTTTAACCATATTGTCGATTGACATTTCGCTATCCTCGGTTGTTTCAGTTTGTTTATTGCCTTTAAGCAATCCGGTTGCGCCAATCATGGCGAGTAATTTAGTTAGAAAGCTTTCGACACTTTCTTTTGATTCTGTTTCAACTTCTACTTCGACCTTTGGCTCATCGCTCGGTGTCGAGTCTGGCATATAGTCAGCTAGGTTAACTACCAACTCGGTAGATTCGCCATTGAAACGCATAAACGTAGATTGTCCACCAGCGGGAGGCTCTGAGTCTGGCAGCATGGCAAGGTGGTTGTATTGCTGGCTGGTTGCAATGCCTTGGTATTCTTTGCCCTCGGCATTCGTTCCAATCGACTTCTCAACAACGGTATACAAACCAGTTGACACGCCTATGTCGTCTTTTGTTTCAAGCTTATTATAGAAGTCAGTGCCCTGCTTTTTGTCTTGCGCTTGCAGCAAATCTTTATCTACTGAGATATTCACGCGCCATATACCGTTATCTGCATAAACCGATTCTATATAGCCACCTGAATAAAACTTTTGCAGTGATTCACCTGCATAAGCGTCTGCGCCTTGACCGTCGTTTGTTGTGGGGTGTGATAGTGTGACAACACGGTCTTTGATGGTTGGCATACCTTCGCGGTTGTTTTCCGCTGTGTATAGGATGCCATTCATTACCGCATCATCTACCGTAATGGGTACACCTTCGATATGAAAGTGGCTGTCAGTCTCGCGTATTTGCGATTTTCCGACATTTGTAAAAAGAGATACGTGCATATGCGTCACTTTATCTAATGATTATTGCATATAATAACGTAACTGGTAGGAAGTGTAAACAAGTGGTCATACCACTAAAGCAAATCAGGCGTGCTAGGCTTGTGTTTCTATTAATCAAAGGAGCTACAAAAATGAAAAAACTACTGATTATCGCAGCGCTACTGACTGCGCCAGTTTACGCGCAGAATACCAACACATGCAAAGAGATAGAGGCGCTAGCTAATACCGTCATGAGTGCTAGGCAAAATGGCGTGCAGATGATGCAAATGATCGAGGTTGCAGGAGATGTAAAGGCAATCAAAACGATGATTATTCAAGCATACGAAGTGCCGCTTTATAACATGGATAAAAACAAAGTAGCAGCAATCAGGGAGTTTACAAACGAGTGGGTTTTGGCTTGCGTTAAGATGGAGTTGTAATGATGGCAGAACACTACACGCTAGAAATTATTTTACTATGCGCGACAGTTGTGATTATCGTTGCGATATGGGGATTGGTTAGATTGTTTTATGGGGAAGATGAATGAAACCATACACGCTACCACAATGGACTAAATGCCTGCCTGACCATGCAGTGTTGTCGACTAAAGATGTATACCCTATATTCGGCTACAGCAATAAGCGGTCAGTTAGCAAAGGTGTTAAGGCTGGATTAGTGCCAGCCCCAGACCAGCAATCGATACAAAACTATATGAAGGTGAAAATCCACCAGTGGTCATTGGGTTTGTTGAGGAGGCATGAGAGTGAGCAGTAGAATGAATCCACAAATAAAACTATCTATGGAACTCGCATTGTTAGCAGCAAAGTGTGGTGGAAAGTTCGAGTATACCGACAATAGTATAGCCATTATGAATATTCAATTTGATATTTTATGGGAAGAGGTTTATGGGTTTTGGCCTTAAACCTTGCTGGGGTGAAACTTAAAATACTGTTCACCCCTTTTTCGTTGCCGCTCAATGAGTTTCTTCTGTGTTGGCTCACCATCAATGAATACAACCTCAACCGTACTACACAAACAATTAATCAAGTTACTGCCTGTCGCCCAAAACTCCCGCTGCTCTTCCAACGTATACAACTTACCATGTCTAGCCGCGTGCGTAGGTCGTGTGCTATCCACAAGCGCAGATACATGCATTTGCATTACCTCAAGCCCTAACCTATCCCGCACATCCTTTGTCTGCTCGTAACGCGCCTCAGTGAATGAGTGGTTAACCTCAGTGCGTGCAATGCGTAAAGCCCGATAGCCTTCTACCTGGTCAAACTTCTTACGTATATCACGCGCAATAACACGCGGCGACTGACCAAGTGCAACACCTTCGCCTAGTACGCGCCCTAAATCGGTAGCCGCTTGCCCTGCGAAGCCTTTCATATTCTCAAATGCACGCGCACTAATAAACTCAAAGCGTTGTGCGTACTCTGGCGACGTTAATACGCTATCAAGCTGCATTAATTCTGCGCGGTTAGGCGCTACGGATTCGGCTAGCGTCTTGAGTCGTGATAATGATTTAACTGTACCTTGCCGCCATGCTTGCCCCAAGTATTCATTAAGAAACCAGCCGCGGGTAAACGTTTCAAGCTCTAATGCTTGATAGAAATACATTTGCAACTCATCGAATAGGCTGGCTAATCTGTCAGGATTTACAGCATACTCATAGCGCGATTTGTTAATAGTAATGCGCTCTACTGGAAAGCTATCAAGTATCTGCAACACAGGTTCACGCAATGCGCGTATACGCTTGCTTATTTCACGCTTTGCACGTAGACGGTTGCCCGCCTGTCCGGTTGGGTCGCGCTCTAGGCGTGTTGGTAGGATGCGTTTAGTCATCCGCTAACTCACCCTCACCCATACCAGATTCTTCTTCATCAAGTGCGCTTTCTTGTTGGTATCCAGCGATAATGCGCAATTCTTCGGTGGTGAACACCTCTTGCGCCATATCTTTATTAATCTTGCTCATCTTCTCGGCAAGGTCTAGCTTGTCACCGTCAGAAGGGGCGAGCAGGTCGTCCCATTCAACCGTATATTCTTTTTCCTCAATAACACCGTGTAGCATTAACCAGTCTACAACAGATTCCATCATCTGCGTGCACCACGATTCACGGCGGCTTTGCATGTTGGATAGGGTAAATATGCCGTCTTGGTCCGACGCTAAGCGCCCTTCCTGCGAGCCTACAAGCAACTTAGATGCAACGCCAACCGATGCGCTAAATGACTGTAGTGCAATCATGAACGGGTTTTCAGGGTCGCTCATGGCAACGCTTAACACTTTAGGGTCAAGACCGCTTAGCATTAAGTGTTTATCCAGCCCCTCCACGAAATCACTGATAGCCTCGTCCATAGCGTCTACGTCTTCTGGTTGTAGCGGTGGCGCGTCTTTGTTCGTGTTGCTGTACACGGTTTTCATTGCCGCAGACTTCCAGAAACCCTCACCACCTGCACCTATGATTTTTTCCATCGTGATTAGGTCATTGAAGCCACGCTTTAACGCTGGTCGCCCGTATATGCTGCCATCGTCTGCGCCCTCAGCGAATACAATCACGCGCGTATAGTGTATATGTACAGACTTATTACGGTTATCCTGCTCGCGGTCATCGCCAATAGCAGATTGGTCTAGCTGATACATAACAGGCTCACCGAATCTAGGCGATGCCGTGTCGTTATCCCACTTAACTGGTGTTAGCTGCTCTTGATACAGCGGAATCAACTTGGCTATATTGTTAGCACCGATACGTCCTAGCGGTTTTTGCCAGTCTGCTTGCTGTGCTGTACCTTGCACTTGTATCGCCATAGCGCCATATTCGCCGATGCGCTGGTATTCGTCACACAGTTTCAGTTTGCGCCACAGCTTCATAGAGCGGAATAGCTTGCTTACTTCACTTTCCCACGGCGTATCTGTATCGCGCTTTTCAAAGTCGCCAACTTCACCTTCACGTATCGCCGGATAAGTTTTCCAGCACTGCTCAACAGGAATCGTAATACCAGCACTAGCAATACCAAAACGCTCAGACATTTGATAGTAGTCGTTAAATTCAAGCGTGTCTTTATAGCCATAATCGCGCCATGCTTGACAGTGTTTGTCGTCTCTAGTGCCATAGATTTCGCGTAAATTGCTAGTTACGCGGTCTGCTAATGCGTTGATTGCCAGTTGTGTTCGTTGTTCCATATCTGTGCGCCTATTAATGCGAATGTGGTTAGTATATCAGCGTTTTCTTGATGGTACTAGGATGCCGCTACTGGCTTTAGGCTGCGAGCGCCACAAGGCCATAATAAACGCATCTGCTAAGTTAGGTGATTTTACACCACGCTTGTCTAAGTCTTCTTTTGATTCAACCTTAACCTTACCTTTGCCGTCAAAGTGTCGTTTAGGCGTTGCCAGCTCTTTTATAAGCTGCTGCACATGATCGCATTCACTGGATATGCTGATGATGTTTGACGGGTCATAATCTTCACCGTTTACAGCGTTATATGTATCACGCAATCTGTCTGCAATCGTCCACCACGCCTGTGCTTTAATGTTACTGAAAAAGTCTCTATTCTTCACACCTTCGCGGTATTCACCATCAGGATTTTTAATCGCACCTCCTGCGTTAAACGCTGTATATTGCGTGTATAGTCTGTATGAGCCTTTATGCGCGCCGTGTTCAGCTTTGTTTAAGTTGGTAAAGTTTGATCCGCACCCAGCGCCTACACCGATAGAGTCGTATTGCACATGAGCATGGTTATCCTGCGCCAACCTCCAGACCTTAGTGCATGAATTGAATAGCTCATGCTCTTCGCCCTTCCACTCTCTGATGCTGGTTATCACGTTGCCCACGGCTAATACGTCGGCGTTTTTATCTGCGCCACTATCTGCAACGTCGTACCCTATGCGCCGCTCACCGTCAAGGTTAACATCTAGTTTAATATGAGCATCGATAGCTGCGTCAAGCCATGACCGTTTAATGATAACGCTATCGTCATCTGTTAGCGCCTCGCCTAAATATATGTGTTTGTATTCGTCATAGTCAGCCGCCTTTAGTCGCTCGGCTTTAGCTCTGGCCGTGTCAGAAAGAAACGGGTTTTCGTCGTAGTTTATATGGCGTATTGTGCAATCATCACCAAGCAAGGCGGGCAGGTCTGAATGAACAAAGTCAGACTGAAAGCGCGGATTGTAAAGCAGCCAAATTTCGCTTCCCTCTTTTCGTATAGTGGGATCAATAACCGCCCATTGCTCTTTGGTTAGCGCCTCGCCTTCTTCTATCCAGCAAACGTCAACACCTTCCGTACCTTTAATATCGTTAATGTTGCGCGCCATGCCATAGAATAGAAACTCTGAGCCTGTCTTTTTGTGGCGTATAGTTGATACGCCTATATCAAATTCATCTTCCCATCCTGCTTGTTCAATCTTTTCTTTAATGACCGTGTAAACGCTGTCAGCGATGCGGTTTTGAAATTGACGTATACAAAGGAATTTTACGGAATAGTTGCGGGATAAGAATGCTGCCATTCCGCCCGCGTCTTGTGTTTTAGATGAGAAGCGCCCGCCTTTCAGAACTTTGTAAGGTTTGCGCGTTCTCCAGAAGTTGTGTAAAGCGGGGTTTAACCGATACATTAATCGTCAGTGTCAGCATAGAAGTCGTCAAGACTCTTGCCCTTCGGACTCATTGAGCCGTCACTACTTGTGTGATTAACGTCCTGCTTATCAGTCCACCCGAAGTTTTTAAGCGCAAACACAATACCACCATCGCCGCGACCTTGTGCAAGTTGCTGCTCGTAACCCTTCTCGACAAATAATGCAGCACGATTAGCGACATGTTCAAAGCCAGGCTTCTTCCTGTACTCCCAGATTGATTGTCTGGACGCAAAACCCATAAACCACGCCAAACCTGACATGGTTGGCTTTTCTTGTCTATCGTCGCAATCTTGACAGTACGCCTCAAATGCAGCATCGAACTCCTCTGGCGTTTCAAACATCCTAGGTTGCCCGCCTTTCTCAGTTGTCATTAGCACACCTTTATCGTTGGCAAAATTGGCTTGCACGTACCGGTAAGTAGAAACCCATCGTCATACGTTGCACTGAATCCTGTGATTTGTGGCAAGTAGTTTCCGACATCTAGTGATGTTGTATCGCCTATCTTTAGCCTTAGCTCTGTCGCAGATTCAATAGATAGATTGTCTGGGTCTGACACTGTGTTGTAGCTCTCGCCGCCAATCGCAAGCGTGACTGATGTAAACGCATTCAGACCGGACGCAGCAAAGTCGCCAGTGAAAGTGAAGTTAATCACAACGGGATTGTCCTTGCCTTTTACGATTACATTTTGAGCCATTTTAAGCCACCGTAAATAGCGTATTAGCTGCGCCGATATCGAAGGTCTCAGTGTCGTTTAGGGTGATACTTGAGCCGTAATCGAAGTAAGATAAAAGAGGGTCACTTGCCACTGTGTCGTCATAGAAAACTACATAACGGAATGGGCCAATGCTTCCACCCGATGCCGTGATAGTTACCGTTGCATCTTGCGATAGAGTGTAAGTGCCCCCCGTTTCTGAACCAGTTACATCCACAGTTGCACCACCAGCGGCATAGCCATTACCAGTTGAAATCTGGGTGATATCTGCCAGAACGGTGTGAGTTGCAACGTTTGGCGCTGCGTTCGTCAGTGCGAATTTGAATGTGTCTGTGCTTGCGTTTGCAGTCGTGACCAAAATTTCAACGCCATTTTGGTATTTAGTAAAAGTAGCCATTAAATGAACTCCGCTTGTATGTAGTCGTCTTCGTATCCTGCGGACACGTCATCTTGTTTATAGTTTACTCTATAACCGCTTATCAGTGCAATTATCTCGCCAGAATAGGTTAGTGTCACTGGGAAACCAGTGTATTCATATGCGCCAGCTTCAAGTGTGATAGCCCTGTGTGCTGATAGCTGAACAGAATTCCCAGTTACAACGTATGCGCCACCCTCGATGCTTATTGACCTGTGCGCCGATAGCTGTACAGATTGCCCTTGATACAGATATGCGCCAGAGCTTAACGATAACGCTCTATTTGCAGCAAGATTAACTGACTGACCGGTGTATACATATGCGCCAGCTTCAAGAGTTATTGAGTATGTCCCCCCGCCTGACGGCGTGTATGTAAGCGTTACCGCATTACCAGTGTAGACGTATTCGCCAGCATCAATCGTGATTTTTCTATGAGCAGATAAAGCAGAATCAAATCCATCGTATGAATACGAACCAGAGTCAAGTGTTATACTTCGACTAACCGAAACTTGAACATTGTTACCTGTGTATGAATAAAGGCCAGCATCAATTGCTAACTTTCTATTAACTGATAACTGTATCTCACCTCCTGTGTATGTATACGAACCAGAGTCTAGCGTTATTGAGTATCCACCACCCGCACTAGGGTCATAACTCGTTCCCATTGTCCAGAATGTGGCTGGGTCGGATTCGTTAGCGTGCTCTATCAGTAAGTGACTATCAGGTAGGTACTCATCCCTAACCCTTGCGTCTTGTATGGCACCATTAAAACCTATGGGGAATCCAGAATTATTCCCTATTCTAAATCTTCCAGAGGCGACAACGTGAGAGGATGCAGATGCCTCAATAACCTTTGCTGATGTGTTTATTTTTGCAAAAAAGTCACTTGTTACGCTATCAGCACCGAATGATACAAGATATGGGTTTCCTCCAAGTATTGAGTTATCTGGAGTTTCAACTCTTGGCGCAGTTGGTATATTATCATCTGCGCTTATCATGTTTGACGTAACAGCGCCAGCATTGTCAGCCCACATTCCGTGACCACCTGCAAAATCCTGCAAACGATCCGTACCCATTATCCAGTTATTGCCACTTGGATTTGCATCTGAATATATGAGCGCCTGCATGGTGTAAGGTTTTGATGGAATAGGGCTTGATGCGCCTAAATCAATATAACCAGTGCCATTAAAATCTAATGCTGTTCCGTTAAAAACACCTGATCTAGTAGCGGATATTCCGCTTGTTGTTGGTGATAAATTGCCAGCCGAGTCTGTTACCGTAGTGCTGTCGAGTGTTAGCCAAAAGTAGTAATCTTGATAGACGTTTTGGCTTCCGAATGTGGAACTTGCAGCGGGTTGTGAATCAGAGCCATTTTTGCTGAATATATAAAATTTTCTATCGGCAGAAGCATACGCTGGCTTTCTAGTTCTTAACCTAAGCGTTTCCGATACAGTGTCGCAATCAATTACATGAAGAGGCAGTTGGTTTAACCCTGCCGCATCTTCACAAACGCGAATATCGCCACCTCCATTAGCAACATTTAGCCAAAAATCAGCATCAACATTAGCTTCTGTAATCAGTAGCACTTGACCTGAGTTAGTAGCAGATGGGCTTGTGCCAGTGGCTTCAATGGCCCATGTGAAATCTGTTGGCGTTATTGCCATGTATTAAAGGCCTAAAGTTGTTCTTAGTCTTAGCGCAAACTGTGTCATCTTCGAGTCTAGAGTTGCCTGTTGTGCTAACGTTAAATCAGCTCTTAACGCATCAAAATTACTTTTTAGAGATGCGGCTTGACTGTTTATGTTTGATGCTGACCTAATTAAGTCATCATACCTTGATAGTTTGTTTTGAGTTGCTTTTTCTGCGTCCAGTTCTTCGATGTTAAAGCTCATATTACTTTACCCCTAAATAAATAATTTTCTTGCGCTTCTTGTGCGTGTACCTGAGCCATTTAATACCTTGACTTCGTAGGTAGCTAAACAACTCTTGTCGCATAGCTAGATTAAACGATATTAAGCCCATGACGGCGCACTCGTCGTGATAGTACGACAAGATAGTAAATGAATCATACGTACCACACTGCTCGTTGAATCGATATATTTCGATAACCGAAGACGCGCCCATAGCCTGTATGATACCACGAAACAGGCATAAAAAAAGCCACCGATTAGGGTGGCCTATGTAGCACGTGTTGCTGTTTGCGACTACGAAATCAAAAACGTGTAAAACCAAAAAATTGAGCCGACCATCGACCCCCAGATAAGCAAGCCAGATAATGACTTTTTATCATTGTGACGGTCTTTGTATTCGTATTGCGTGTTAGGGTCTTTAAATGGGTTTAAATCAATCACAGTAGTACCTCCTGGTTGTCCGCGATACTGCTGCGGTTGGTTGTAATTTATGTAAATGCACCGTCAAATAGACACTGCTTAAGTAAGTACCCCTCAAGCATCCATATTTTGTTTCTGGCTCGCTCAAACGCTATCTTCTCGCCAATTTCTTGATTGAAGTTTTCAGGACTTGCACAAGCGCTTTCACCCGTAACCGTAAAACCGTTTTTAAGCGTCAAACAACAAACAGTAAGACAAGTGTCGCCAAATACATGAAACACCCTGTCAGCTATCACCGAATCGATTAAATCAGGGGTTAATCTCGGGGCGTTCAAACCTTTCTCTTGAATCTCTTGCTCTATTTCTTTTTCGCTCATATTTCACCTACTTAGTTAATTAGTAATGCGTTAATGTTTTTAGTAACAATTAAGCCACTAATCGCGCACCTCGTAATTCATAATGATTACGTAGGCTTCCCGTTAGTTGTTTTTATTAACGCATTCAACTGATGAATGGCTGGACTCGAACCAGCGACGCTGCCTTTATCAGTGGCACGCTCTACCAACTGAGCTACAATCATCAGATGAATACGCACTCGTATCGTGAGTGAATCGCCCCACAAACTGCGTGGGGCATTTAAAATAAACTACCAGCTTGCAGGTCTGGCACCTACAAAGCCGCAATTAAGCGGCTAGGGTTGTTTTCCCAACTGTCAAAGTGATTCCTGTTTAGATTAGTCGCTACATAATCATACGTCAAGGAATAACTGGTCTGACCTCATACGTATATCAAGTAAAGCATTGCAGCGCATATCGTGAAGCAAGCTATGTATATTAGGCCTGTGTAAATCATTATTTTTCTCATTATCCAACCCTTTCTATTTTAGCGACTTCACCAAGTCGCCTGGTTTTCTCAATCGTTTGCTTAAGGCGCTCGGCACCGTCATTTGTGATAACAGTAAACTGCTTACCCGTCGTTAGCGTTACTACAAAGCTCGTCACCGTATTCAATCCGTTTTTTTTGAGTAAGTATACCTAGACTGGCTTAATCTTTGATAGTGCCTCGCTCAGTTCGTCCTCGTAGTATTCATTTTCGCCTATCTTGACTTTTTTACGCTGTTCTTTGCGCTCCCACAGAACATCGCCCATATATTCGACTTTGATTATGTCGAAATCATCCATCTCCTGATTTGTTAGGTCATCCTTGCAATAACTAAAATCAACCTCATACTCAAAGTCAGGTAGCTCCCAAGCGTTACCACCAAACATCACTCCCATGGCTCCATTCCGATGAGTCACAACCATTCCATCTTTCAAATCATTCTTAGTAAATTCTTTCACGTTATTCTCCTTTAGCCATTGCTTGTATTTTTCGGTTACGTTTGCCTTCATACGGGGCTTTGAGACTAATCCAAAACCATCCCATTCACCATAATACGTATTACAGAAAGCAAAGAGATCTTGCTTGCCACCATTAGCCCCAGCCAACAACTTCATCTCATCAAGCGTAAACTCTTTGCGCTCTACGTACTCGCCTACTTCTAGTTTCATAAATCCTCCTAGTGACCACAGTCACATGGCTTTTTGTCTGTCATTATTCTATATTTCCTTGGGTTTGCCTTATATTCTGATAGCATTTGATCCCATGTTTTTCCCTTTAATCCACCAAGCCCAACGACTGTATTGTTGTAACTTTCTGCACCAAACATATCAACTTGATCACTCTTAACTAAGTTTTTCCTCCTATAGTTATCCTCTATTTTTAAGGCTGCATTGTATATTTCTGGGTAATCCTCGTTTAGCATTGCTATTTCTGAATGTGTAAGGTTTGGACATATTACACATGATGACTTTCCTGGGTAGTACAGCCCAACCCTTTCAACAGCGGTAGACTCTAGCTCTCCAATCCCCCAATCGTAAAGAGGAAATATCTGGACGTACTTGTGTTCCTCCCTCCATTTTGCCTCGCGTATTGGCTCATCTGCATTTATCCCAACCATTCTTAAAACTTTGCCTTTGTAAGTGTTTAGTCTTGCCCCTGACTTTCCCACACCCCAAGACCTCAAACATTCAGTGTTAGAATTAAAATAAACGTCAGCAACGTCCTTTTTAAACTTCATTGAGCACGAAGGAGACCCAAACGCTGCCGCTGGCAATGTATCACCATCAACACACATGCTAATTACGCTCATTGGCTTTTTTAATTTGTCGAACTTTCTGAGAATTGTCAACTTTGACCATTTCTTACCTTCAATCCATTTCTTCAGGTACTCTATAAATTTGTACGTGTGAGGAAATTCTGAACCTGTATCACAAAAAACAATTTCGTCTGGCTCGTACCCCCTCTCGTACAATTCAGCAATAAGCATGGCAGTGTCGTCACCCATTCCAGCCATTAAAACCTTGTATTGACTGCCCATATCCTGCCAAGCGGTTTGTATTGATGGTCTAGATTTATAACAATGTTTCATAATACCCTCCTAAAACCACCTTACCACAAACAACAGGAAAGGTGGTCGGATGTGTTTAGTCTTTTACTACATTGTAATTTCGTTCAATAAAGCTAGGAATCGCGCCATTATCTGACACTAGTTGCCACGCTTGTGACTCTGTGATTGTTGGCTTGATGGGTTTTAGGTCTGACATAGGGACTATCAGGTTAGAAGGTAAATCCTTGTATTTTATCCAAGCATGTCCTTCGTTTTCATGAATTATACGACATGTATATCCACTTTTTGTTTTATACGTCCACTTAGGCTCACTCTTAGCCTCAACCGCATCCGCAACCGTTTTGCGTGGCTCAGGTCGTGTGGCTATGGTTGTATGCTTAAGGTGAGAATTGTTCCATGTTTTATCGCGACTATCCCACCATTGATTTTCATCATTAAACCATTGTAGACACCCATAAAGGTCCGTCTTCCTCAAATCCACCGCACCCTCTGGTGCATGTTCAAATAACTTATTAATATCACTCATCACTCTCTCCTTCACCATGTGGGCGTTTTGTTAGTTTACCCTTAGTCCGAATATAAACATCGCCCGCCTGGTTAACATGCGCATCGTTATCGAGCCACCGTTTAAGTTGGTGAGGGTGAAGGTTTAACGCCTTAGCATTTGCCGCGTTGCTTTTCGTTTCGTCTGTGAGTTGTTTTAGGGGGGTCATAGTTTTCTCCTGTCATAAGCAACTTTTAGAGCGTGGATGAATAATGCAGACTTGCAGTCCACCGCCTTATTAGCCTTGGCCCACAAAACAAACCTATCAGCCCCAGAGTCAATATTGCTCTTTAACTCCTCTATTTTCCGCATATCATCTAAGGATCGGAAAAAATAGCCGTTTATATCAAGCATGGGCCTCCATCCCTTACCTTTAATCCATGCCATAGATGTATTTTTTGGCGAATCCGTAAGAATCCAGTACTCAGAGACATCATCCACATGCGTTGCACCCTCTGGTGCATTTTTTAATATATCTTGATTGTTCACTTAAATTTCCTCAATAACCTTTTTTGAGATTCTAGGGCAGTATCTTAGCCAGTATGTGTATACCGATTTAGGTGAGTGCATTTTCAGAGACTTTATTGTCTGCAAATGCTCTTTTCTTGTCCTATTTTCAGGCATCTTGTCAAAGGCCGCCATTATAGGCGACCTAACATTTCATCAGCTAATAAATCCAACTCTGCCAAAGCTATAACCTCTACATACTCAGGTTGCATCTTTTTCGCTGACCAAATAGCTTGTTCAAGTGTGAAGTTATATTTTTTCATGTGCTGCTTAATTGCTGTTTTAAATTTTGCTTTAGTCATTTCTTTTCTCTCCCGTTGTTGATGTATACATCATAGCACTTATGCGTGTAGTGTCAACACTTATTGTTGATTTAAATAGCTGGTCGGAGGAGTTGGTTTGAATAGTTATAAAATAGTGAAGCCTCACTATCCAAAAAACCTTTATAATACATATAGATATATATATAATAGTAGAATAGTAGATTAGTTATAGATATATATTTTTTATTTACTTAAAAACAATGTATAAGTAACTTTATATTATACTAGTATTAAATTTTATACTTATTAGGATGTGTTTTTTGTGTATTTTTATATATTTATTTATATCTATTACTACTATTCTACTATTCTACTAAGCATTATGATTTATAAGGATTTTTTCTCACTATCCTTAAAACTATCCTACTATTATGAAGCCCAAAATAAGCAAAGACCAACAAAAAACCCGCCGAAGCGGGTAATTTTACGTATTAGATATAATACCTTTTAAATCGTTTTTTTGTTTTAGGATGCTCTTTTTCAATCGTTTTTATTAATCCTTTCTCGATAAGTTTATCAATCACGTTTTTAACCTCCTCTTTTTTGTGTGGTCTGCATCGGTTAAAAATTACTCCCTCGGTTTCTCCATCGTCGCTATTTTCTAAAATATCCTGCACTTTTACCGCTATCGAATCGCTTGGTGCATCCTCTTTTGTGATGTTAGAAAGCGCCAGGCGCATCTTTCTTTTGCAGTCCTCTTTTGCTAAAGCATAGGCCCACTCTACATGCTCAACCGTGCGCACTCCCTCAGGTATAGCTAGTACAAAGCTAACCTTGGCGCATAGTTCGTATCCGCGACGCGGTATAGCCTCTAGGCCGTTGTCTTTTGCATCCTCTGCCATATCCCAGAACTCATCTATAATCTCGTCTAGTCGTGCGTTGGCGTCAGCAGTCGTACCAATTGGCGCCTTTTCTCCGTAATGCTCAATACGCTCTCCTCCCATAATGCTGTATTCGCCCATAGCATATAGCTGGCTAAGTTGCGCTTCTAAATGCGACGGTAATTTTCGTTCTGTGCGTTTTTTATTTGGCTTTGGGTTCGTCTCTGGCTCGTCGAAAATCATGGCGCGAGATAAAAAGCCATTCGTTGCTGTCTCAAAATCTATCAGGCTGTTGAATGTAACTGGCGTTGTATAACCAATTACAGACAAAAATGGCGACTCTATGCCGCTCGCAATGTTATTAAGCGCGTGCTGTATTTGTGTCATTCTGCGCTCTGCAATGCCGCTTTTGTCCTCGTTTTCGTCTATGCGCTTTTGGCACGCAGCAAGCTCATTTTTTAATTCTGCCTTCAAGGTTTCTTTTACATCACCACTGACTGGCAGGAATGAGTCGGCCTTACTGTACGCACTCATGATAAGGCCGATAACGCCCTCTAAATATGATGCGTTACGACTGTTCATAATTTTGCGCAGAACCAAGCCCATTTCATCTATTGAGTAAAAAGCCGCTTGATGTCTTGTTAGGTTTCTAACTATCTCTTGCTCTGACTTGATGCCGCCATGCATCGCGTCGATTAACCCTGAGGCGCGTAGGCAATCAGCAAAACATTGCTGTATATGCTCTTTACCAGTCGATGAGCCAGCCACGCAAAAACTAATCATGTTAGCTGTCATGCCATCGCGTGAATCTATGTATTTTAGCCCTGCTATATTACCTACAGCCTGTAGTGATGCCGCTACCGCTAAGTTTTCACGCTTGTACCTTGCGCCATTGTTTATCCATTGCGCCAATTCACCCACTAAACCAGGTGGGCGCTTTAGGTCGACGATTGGCGCACTGCCTGCTGGCGCGTCGTCAACATATTCAAATTCGACCGGCTGTTTATACCCTCCTTCTTCTGCGTAATGTATTAGTGTACCCATTTGTACGGGGTTGCTGCACTTTCCGAATGAATGCCAGTGGCGCTGTATATTGTCAAAGCTGCTGTATTTACTGCCTGTTGCGCTCCATTCATCCCAAATCTCTAGCCCGTCACCATCAAACGTATGATGAATAGCCATGCCGCAACGTATCCATGTATCATAGTCAACGTCGGCTGATATGTGAGAAAGTATCTCCTTACACTGTTTCTGCGTCATATCTATAACGCCACGCGACGTATGGGCGCGATATGATTCTGGTTTTTTTAGCAAATCAATCAAGGACGCAGGCGCTTCACTTATGTTGGCAGGCGAGCCATGCATCACTTCGTAAGCTATTCCGCTCTTGTGCAGCGAAGACGGACCAACAACAAAACCGCTGGATTTGAAGTCTATGCCTTCGTACTTTTCATGATGCTGCTTTAGTGCGCTGCCGTCATTTTTAAAATACAAGTGCATAGAGCCGTTGCCGCTGCCAGTTTTTACAACTAAGCCTGATTCGCTTAGTAAGTCGCATCCTAAGTCTTTGCATAGCTTGCTGAATGAATCAACGCCACCGTTGCGTGCATCTACATCTACAACAAGCAGGCCAGAAACCAGAACTCCGTATCCTGTGGCAAAGTGTCCCATCTCGTCCATGCAGTCTAGTTGTTCGTCTGACCATTCTGGCGTATGTTGCCAATTAGAAGCCCTTGGGTGTTTATATGCCGCCTCGCAATCTTCATTCCCGCATTCGCAGCTCCCTTTTTCGTCTGCGCCATATAGTCCAAATATCCTGTATCCTTCTTCTATAAAGTCGTATTGATTACTCACCCTGTAGTACCTCACTCAATTTTTTAAGCATCTCATAACTTGGGTTGACTCGCTTTCCGCTTGCTATTGCGCTTATATATGAGCGCGTAACACCTGCCGCCCTAGCAACTTCTGCCAAGTTTCTATCCCTAAGTTTTTCTTGTATATCTTCTATGGTTAACATTTTTTTCGCCCTTTTCGTAAACTAGTGGTTGACATAGTAATTTAATATCACTAGTATTGCAACCGTTGAAGAGAGAAAGAGGAGGAAAGCAATGTCTTTACTATCAACAGTATCCAAACCAAAAGACCGCGCTGTAATAGCAACACTGCTAGGCGATTCTGGGCTTGGTAAAACATCAACCGCCGCAACATTTCCAAAGCCAATCGTTATTCGTGCAGAGGATGGTTTGCAGGCAATACCACAACAACACCGACCAGATGCGTTTCCCGTGCTAACGTCCGTTGACGATTTGTGGAACCAATTGGCTGCCCTCGTAAAGGAGGAGCACGATTACAAGACTATCGTCCTTGATTCTGTGACCGCTTTGGAACGTTTATTTATTCAGCATATCATTGATAGCGACCCTAAAAAACCTAAGTCAATAAATCAGGCTCTAGGCGGATATGGCGCTGGATTAGCTGCAGTGGCGGCATTGCATCAACGCGTTCGTAAAGCGTGCGGCGCACTTAATGAGCGGAAAAAAATGCATGTTGTTTTTATCGGTCACGCTGACACAGAAACGATTGAGTTGCCAGACCAAGACCCTTACAACCGATACAATTTGCGCTTAGGCAAAAAGTCAGTAGCGCCATACGTTGATGACTCTGACATTGTTGGTTTTATCAAGTTGACCACATTTACAACTGGCGACGGCGAGCGGAAAAAGGCAATATCCGACGGAAGTCGCCAGCTTGTATGTTATGCAACCGCTGCAAATGTCTCAAAGAATCGCTATGGCATTACTGAGGATATACCAGTAGAGCTAGGCAAAAACCCACTTGTAAGTTTTGTTCCATCATTAAAAGAAGGTAAATAATTATGTCATTTTGGAATTTATCAGATAGTAACGACAACCTAACCACTGGCGACGGTAACTTTTCAACTGGAGGAGGGGACATTGAGCCTATACCATCAGGTACGCAAGTTAAGGCAGCTTGTGAGGAGGCTAAATGGGACAGCTATGAAGGGGATGAATACATTAGCCTCAAGTGGACTGTTTTAGCGCCTGCTGAATATAAAAACAGAAAGGTTTTTCAAAAAGTGCGAGTTATGTCTAGCGAAGCAAAAAAGGCTGATAAGGCAAAGCGCATGCTAGCGGCTATCGCAACTAACGCTGGAGGCGGATTGTTGAAAGTTACAGGCAAGCCAACAGACCAAGACCTGCAAAGCAACCTCGCAATGAAACCGATGGCACTAACCCTTGAGGTTTGGGAGATTGAAAAGTCGGACGGGACTGGAACAGCAAGCGGGAATTGGGTTCAGCAGGTTGCGCCGCTAAAGCAGCAAGCGCAGAGCGAGCCAGCAAAAAGCGATGATGGCTTGGGCTGGTAGTTTAACGGGCGGTTCGCCGCCCTTTATTTTTTCAGGAGATGTGATATGGAACAACGAAGTGATGAATGGTTTAAGGCCAGAAAAGGCAGAATCACGGGTTCGGTTGTAGGGGCTATTTTAGGTTATGCGCCATACATGAGTCGAGATGATGTTATGCGCTCGATGGTGCGCTCTTACCATAACCAGGCAAATGAGTTTACTGGCAACGCTGCAACCCAATGGGGTACAGTGATGGAAGAAACCGCAAAAGCTGATTTTGAAATCACGACAGGCCACGACGTAGAAGACGCACCATTTGTTCAGTGGGATGAAGATTGGCTGGGCGCTAGCCCTGACGGGTATGTTGGCGATGATGAATTGCTGGAAATAAAATGCCCGTATGGATTGCGCAATCAAAGCCCTACAATTTTTAAGTCTATCGATGAGCAACCGCACTACTATGCGCAGATTCAAATACAGTTGCTAGTTACTGAGCGTGTTGGATGCTACTTTTTTCAATGGTCGCCACACGGCAACCAAAGCGAGTATGTGCCGTTTGACCCAGAATGGATTAACGAAAACCTTCCAAAGCTGCGCGAGTTTTATGCGGAATACTTAAACGAGCGCGATCATAACGCATGGAAACACATCGACGGTGGCGAGTTCTCCAAGCGCTACAAGTTAGCAAAGGCAGCGTTAGAAGTGGCAAAAGTGGAAATGGAAGAGGCGAAAGAGGCGCTAATAAACGCCACTGACGGAAAAGGCGGTAAAATAGGAGATATCACTGTCACGCGTGTTGCGAAAAAAGGAAATATAAGTTACCAAAAAGCGCTTAAAGAATTAGCGCCTAATGCGGACCTTGAAGTTTATCGCGGGAAAGATAGCGAGTATTGGAGGATTTCGTAACATGCCATTACGCGACTATCAACAGGAGGCGCTTGATAAGTCTATTGAGTGGCTTAAACAATCTTTTGAATTTGGCGTGCTTGACCTGGCAACGGGAGCAGGTAAAAGCCATATAGTCGCGGCGTTAGCTGAATGGGCAAGCAAAGCAAGCGGTAAAAAGGTGCTTTGCTTAGCTCCGTCGAAAGAACTTATAGAGCAAAACCGCGAAAAGTTTTTAGCAACTGGAAATCCAGCAAGCATATTCAGTGGTAGCGCTGGACAAAAGTCGCTAAAGCATGATGTTGTTTTTGCTACTGAGCTAACTGTGCTTAACAGTATAGAAAAGTTTTGCAGTAGATTTGCTTTCATTGTTTTAGATGAATGCCACCGCATAACACCAAGCATTAAAAAGATTATTGCGCACATCAAAAAGCAAAACCCTAAATTGCGCGCTTTAGGATTAACTGCTACGCCTTACCGCCTTGGTACAGGCTACATATACCAATACAGAGAAGATGGTACGCCAGTCGAGGAGTGGGAAACTAGAGATCCTTATTTTAATAAGTTGATTTATCGTGTACCTGCTCAACTTCTGATTGATAGAGGCTATCTGACACAGCCGCATGCTGACCCTGACGTTATTGCGCATTATGATACAACAGCGCTTGAGGCAAACAGCATTGGCCAGTTCACAAAAGAAAGCCAGGAGCAGGCTTTTGAAGGTAAAGGTCGGTTAACTTCAAAGATAGTTGCTGACATAGTAGAGAAGAGCCGCAACCGCAGGGGCGTAATAATATTTTGCGCTAGTCACGCCCACGCTAACGAGATAATGGAATCACTACCACCTAAAAATAGCAGAGTGTTAACGGGCAAGGCAGGAAAAAAAGAGCGCGAGCAACTAATAAATGATTTCAAAGCGCAAAATTTTAAGTATTTCGTTAATATCCAGGTATTAACAACGGGGTTTGATGCGCCCCATATCGACGTGGTGGCGTTATTGCGTAGAACCGAGTCAGTTAGCTTGTTGCAGCAAATGATAGGTCGAGGGCTGCGCCTGTACGACGGTAAAAATGATTGCCTAGTGCTGGACTATGCAGAAAATATAGAAAACCATTGCCCTGACGGTGATTTATTTAATCCTGAAATTAGGTTTTCCGGTGGGACAGGAGAAAGCGAGCCAGTAGAGGTTATATGCCCTTCATGCTGCACGACCAACTTATTTAAGTTGCGCCCTAATGATGAAGGCTTTAACGTTGACGATAACGGTTATTTTGTTGATTTGAGCGGTGACAGAATACTAAACGACGATGAGCAGCCTATGCCCGCGCATTTTGGTCGCCGTTGTTTTGGGCAGTCAATTGTTCGAGGCGTAAGTGAGCGTTGCGAATATAGATGGTCACACAAGTTGTGCGAAGATTGCGGGCATGAAAACGATATAGCCGCTAGGTTTTGCGAGGAGTGTAAAGGCGAGCTGGTTGACCCTAACGAAAAGCTAAAAATAGAATTCGCCAAAATTAAAAAAGACCCATACACTGCAACAGTCGATAAAGTGCTGTCATGGAATGTTAGGCTGTCAACGAGCAAAAGAGGGAACGAAGTGATACGCGTTACATACGTAACAGACTGCCGAAGCTTTGACGTTTACTATATGCTGTCAATGCGCAGGGAGTGGGTTGATTTTTGCAATGCCACAATAGGAAAAGTGATTGAAGAGCCACAGGATTACATAGAGGAATACTGGGATGGTAATGCAACTAGGCCAATCAATATTAAGGCTTATAGAGAGTCTAAAGGTTCAAAATTTTACAGAATAGAGGGGTACAATTATGAAGATACCGAAATGGTTGTCTAGCTACGGCGATATGTCGTTTCGCGGCAAATGTCCGCTAGAAAGTGCAGAGCAAATAACGTTATTTAATCAAATAAGAGGGGAATTCCCACATGCCATACATCCAAGAAACGAGGGCAAGAAAACATACAGCCAAGTTTCTCGCCATAAAGCCGAAGGCCAAACAAAAGGGGCAAGCGATGTCATCATACCTGGCCTACCTTGCTTCGTTGGTGAGCTGAAAAGACAAGACCACACAAAAAGCACTTGGCAGGATGGGCAAATAGAATATTTAGAAAACGCAAAAGATTCGGGCGCTTTTGTCTGCGTCGCGTTCGGTTATAAGGCAATGTTGGAGGCAATAGAAGAGTGGAAAGAATTGAGCAATCAAATCAAATTGACGCTATCTTTAAAGGCGAGCTAGCTGTACCAGATGCGCATCCTGATGTTCAGACTTGGTTTGAATTGGCGGTCTACAACTTAGCTATGCAGATAGTTAAAGCGCCAGCGGAAAAAAGAAAAGATATGGCTGGATTAATAGATTCAGCATGGCGCGATGATGTTTTGCCATTGGCAAGAAAACTAGTAAAAGAAAAGGCGCTATGCGCCAAAGGAGAATGATGTGAAACACTTAGTTTATTATGACGACACAAATGGGAATATAGAAGATTCAACTGGAATTTACATTGGTCAAGTAGGGGCAGGTATCAATATTCCTAATCCAGTAGAGGGAAATAAAGGAACAGATATTGACAGCCTTATAAAGTTAAAGGCGTCTGGATTTACCGCTGATGACCTAATCAAAATGGGGGTAAAGTTGTGAGAAAATTTGACAGATACCTTTCTAATATTTGCTCTATTTTGCTTTTAGCTCTTCTATTAAGTGACATATTTATTATGGATGTCGATAGTGCATAGCTTTACTCACTCGCAATATTAGCTATATGCTTTGATATATCGTCAAGAGTTAAAGGTGACAAATGACAACAACAGAAAAGCCGTGCGCTGAGCTTATGCAGCGCAGGGAAATTGAGCAGGAAGCAAAAGAATGGCCTAGCGATGAGCGGATAAATCGAATTGGTCAGAATGGTGGCGAGGCTTTGCATTATGACAAAGTTGCTGATAGCGGGGTTTATGAGGCATGAATAGGTGGCTTTATAACTCAGTAGTATTCGCTGGAACATGCTTTCTTGCTGTGGCTTTGGCGTACCTTAGCTCTAATGCTTGGTTTCTTTCGTTTATGCTGCTTATGTGTTTAGCTGATAAGAACGACTAACTGGTCGGATATGTTGCAGCATTGTTTTGTTGTATTGTGTGTGAATCAATTAACAGGAGATAGATATGACAGTTTTAGATAAGATTATGAATAATTACACCCATACCGTTTATTATTTGAATGGCGATACAGAGATGCAATACAGATGCAAAGCTGAGAATGCAATGGAGGCGCTAGAAAAATGCCAACAGTCAATTGGAATTAAGTTGCAAACATGCGCTGTAGGTGAAAAGGAGAGTGATTAAAAGTTAAACCGACTCACCGCCGTAAGCGGTGCGCTTTGGGTGTGGCTTTAAACGGGTATTTTACTCTACGCAATCAACCAATGGGTAGCTTTAACTGAGTTATTGTCCATGACGGTTTTGCACAAAGCCACACACCAAAGCGAATAACAGGACGGAAAAATGAAAAACGAGCAAGATACAATAAACTTTATCCGCGAATTTATACGCGAAAATGATAACTTTCCATCTTTAAGCATTATCGCAAAAAACTTAGGTATTAGCGTAGGTGGTGCGAACTCAAGAGTGAGGGAGCTTATCTATAAGGGTAAAGTCGAAAGGCTTAAAAACATGCGGGCGTATAGGCTTACCAGGAGTTTGCACCGTGTCTGACCACTACAGCGACATGAGAGCCGCTCAGGAAGTTTTAAATCAATGTATGCGCAATCAGTCGAGTTATATGCTGATTGTGCCTACAGAGGTTCTAGAAGCGCTTGGTTATTATAGGTTGTGCGGCAGTGGTTATTTGAGTTGTGTTAATAGAAAATGGTTGAAATGAAAGTGTTAAGTTTATTTGACGGAATGTCATGTGGTCAGATTGCGTTAAACCGTATTGGCGTTAAGCCATCAAAATACTACGCATCAGAGTTGGATAAATACGCCATCAAGGTAACGCAAGCCAATTACCCTGATACTGTGCAGCTTGGCGATGTAACAGCGTGGCGTGAGTGGGACATTAATTGGGCATCGATTGATTTGTTAATTGGCGGCTCACCATGCCAGGGCTTTAGCTTCGCCGGAAAACAGTTGGCCTTTGACGATCCACGCAGCAAATTGTTTTTTGTATACGTGGATATTCTGAATCACATTAAAAGCGTTAACCCAAACGTTAAATTCATGCTTGAAAACGTGAAGATGAAAAAAGAATACCTAGCGGTTATTAGTGAACAACTAGGCGTTGAGCCTGTTTTCATTAATAGCGCGTTAGTCAGTGCGCAGAATCGACAGCGATATTATTGGTGCAATTGGGATGTAACGCAGCCAGAGGATAAGGGTATTGTGTTAGCTGATATTCTTGAAAGTGACCACGTTGCCCGAGATAAATCACACTGTCTAGATGCAAACTATTACAAAGGCGGCAACCTAAAAAGTTACTTTGAAAAGAATCGCAGGAAACTTGTCTTTATAAACCAAAAACCTCGAGGTAATAACCCTGGTGGACTGCGCGCCGTGGATGGTAAAACCCCATCACTTACAAGTAACTCATGGGAGCATAACAATCACGTTTTTAGCGGCAAAGACTACCGCAAACTAACGCCAATAGAGTGTGAAAGGTTGCAGACAGTTGATGATAATTACACAAACCACGTAAGCAACACGCAGCGTTACAAGATGCTTGGTAATGGTTTTACAGTAGAAGTTATAAGGCATATCCTGTCTTGCAATGAGTGGACATAATAATTATAATGGGTGGACTAAAGGAGGTCCACCCATGTTTATGTATATTTACAAAATAACAAATCTTTTGAATGGAAAAGTCTACGTAGGCAAGCACACATGTAAAAATATAGAAAATATTTATTACGGCTCAGGCGTGGCAATAAAAGCAGCAATAAGAAAGTATGGGAAGGAGAACTTCAAAAAAGACGTTTTATGCATCTGCAAGAGCGAGGGCGAACTAAACAAAATGGAAATCAAGTGGATTTTAAAGTTAGGATCTTTTGGGGATGGTTACAACATGACAAAGGGAGGCGAAGGAATGCTAGGGAGGAAGCCGACAAGTAGGGAGATAGAAAAAGCAAGAGAGTCAAGGGTCGCTTTCTACAAAGATAATCCACAGGCAAGAGAAAAGTTATCCAATTTAGCCAAGAAAAGAGTCGGAAATAAGAACTCATTTTATGGTAAGAGTTTAACTAGGGAGCATATAGAAAAGATGACCAAGGCAAGGGTTAAAGCCATATCTGGCGACAAAAACCCATCTGCCACGAAAGTTAGATGCAAAGAGGGCGGAGTCGTTTACAGTACAGCAAAAGAAGCAGCGCTTTCAGTTGGGTTGAAGCACTCAACAACAATACTAAAGGCAGCTAAAGGTGAGAGGAAAAGCGCAGGAGGATTTACATGGGAATTATTATGAACGGCTGGACGGTTGATGTTATCGCTCACATATTTAGACAGATGTAACTGGTCGGATATGTTAACCCCAAATTAGCTGCTATTGTTACGTTACTTAATCAGCTAGGAAGAAAAAATGTTAGATATGCACATCAACCCAGACGAAGACACATTGCGCGATAGAATGATTGAAGAAGCAAAGCAAGATTTTGCACAAGACCAAGAATGCTTAGACGGCGCAGTAAAGCATGATGATCTGATGGCGAATGAGCTTGAGTTTGACGTACAAGAGTTGGCAGAGGCAATGTTAGTGCCTGGCACTATGCCGCTAATGGACTTGTGCGACGCTCGAAACAAATTCATTGCAGCGTACGATAAAGCGGTAAATGATAAAATTATCGAAGTCGTAGACGATTTAATTTTTGATATGGAGGTGAATGATAATGACTGAATTAGAGAAACTAAAGCAACAACTAGCAAAGGCTAGTGAGCGTGTGAAGGATTTGGAAGCGCATAACAAGCTGCTAATGGAAGTTTCATGGGAGATGAAAGAAGGTAAGCCCGATGCTTTCTATAAAATAAAAGATGCTAGGAATACTCAGGCAAGTGATGCCCTAAAAAAAATCGCCATAGAGCAGAAGATTACTGGGATTCAAAGTTTAGCATCCTATATACAAAGGGTATGTGGTAGGGAATATTCAATACAAAGCATTGCTGAAAGTATGATTAAGCAACTACGCAAGGAGCAAGAATGACCCTCTGGACAATGCTAGCTATTCTTGCCATTATTAGAATTATACTGAGTGTGGTAGACGAAGTGTAAAGAGTAGGGCGTAACTAGCTGCCCTTTAAAATCGCCTTGTCGTAGCTGTGCTTCTTCCGGTACGATGTAGCACGATAAGACACGATAAGCTGGTTAGGCGATATATCATAAAGCGGGGTGCAGCACCGTAGCCGATAAGCTGCTATCCTTTCTTGATTTGCTCTATAGCCTTCGGTGATAACTCGACAACGTTTTTTGAGGGCCATACATAAGAAACCGCAACCCCAACAGCAGCAACAATAATAGCACCTATCAAGGCATTTTTAATATGCTTAAAATCTTTGCGCAGTTCGCTATTCATCTCTGTTTGTTTCTCTACGTTGTTTAATCTGTCAGACATGACTTGTATGATTTGTTTTTGGTCGGTTATATCTTCTCTGACATTTGCAAGTGATACTTCAAAGACGTGAATCTGACTTACGGTGTCTGTCAGCTTTTCAATCGCTTTCGTTATCCGTTCGTCTTTCTGGTTTTGGTTCTCTATGTGAGATGTTAGCTTTTGATCTAGTTGTTCTATGCTTGACATTGGCATTTATCCTATACCACCCTATTAAAAGTAAGTAGGCGGCGACTGCGATTGATATTAGTCCAAGTAACAGCATAGCGAACGACACTGCAACCTCCTGTAAATAATACCAACAACTCAATGGCATAGTAAATTAGACTAAAGTTAAAACTCCCGCCATAGTAGAAATTATCGATAGCTCTAAACCATAGCGGTGAAATCATCAGCCAAGATAAAATAGCGGCTATTAAATTTACCGCTCCATAGGCGAATACTATCAGTGATTTATCTCTGATAGCAACCACTACGGCTAGAGCGCATATTGAAGAAAAACAAAAGGTTAATGTTAGGTAATAGTCAGCAGCGGATTGAATGTAATCCGCTGCGTAGACTAAAATGTAGCAAAGCGCTACAACCAAGAGACGTATCATTATTTTGTCTTTGGCTTTGGCTTGCTTTTGTTGGTGTCGTGCGGCTTGCGTTTACCTGGAGGCATAATATTAACCCTTTCTTGATGAAAACTTGTTAAGTGCAGCGCTTGCTATGTCGCCCATGTGAGGGGCTGCAAAGTAAAACGCTAGTATTAGCATCATTGCACCATTCATCGATTCAGAATAACCACCGATAACCTTTGCTGATGCTATCCATTGCTGCGGTGATTCAACCCATACAGCAGTAAGTGACATTATAAGCGATACGATGTACATCAACAACCATACAGCAGTAATTGACAGAGCTATAAGACGTCTAGCGAGGTTTTGCCCTTGCGTCGACTCCATCCACTTAACAACCATTTGTCTAGCTTCTGTGCGCTCCTTAGCAGCATAGCCAGCCTTCTCCTCGTCAGTATATACAAGTGCGTCAAGTCCATCCCTAACCATGTTGACACCGCCTTCAATTGCTTTATCTGTGCCGAATATTTTACCCCAAAAGCTCATCAGTCCACCTCCACAATTCTCAAATGATATTTAACGCCAACCTCACCATAGAATTCCATCAACTTATTGCACGCATCGACACTATGCCAGCCTGCACCGTCAACTATTTTGATGCACGGCGCGATACAGCCTAGCAGTTGATGGGCATAATTAGCCGGATGCATTTCGATGTTTGTGCGGCCTTCAACGTCTAGTATTTTCCACCAACGATGATTACCTGTTAAGTCGCGCTCAAAGAAGTATTCTCCCGCTTTGATGCAGGGGTTTTTACTATCCTCTGGTCGCTCGATAAAGGATATTTCTGTTCCATCTGGAAGTGTTGCGCAACTTTCTGTGTGATGCTCGTCGAATTTGTAGCGTTTAATCTCGAGTGTCATTAGTCGTCACTCCTAACAGTAGCGCATGGTCTTGAAACCAACTCGCCATATTTTGTGTCTAGTATAGCAGCTTGTATGGTACGCATAGAAGAGTAGCCAGCACCGTGAGAGTATGAGTCTGCTGGTGGTATAATCCCCGCGCTAGTGACAAGACAACCGTTGTTATCCTTGAATAGTATCTCTTGGTCGTGGTGTACGTGTCCGGTGAAAAACATTCTTAAACTTGTTTCACCCCAGATTCTAGGCTCATCCATCGCAAACGCTTGTGGCAATTGCTTCATTTTGCATAAGTGAGTGTGCGCAAAGCCCATTCCAACAACGCCACGCTTTAGATATTGACGAGGCGAATCCCCTTTTAATATTGTCAGCCTTTTTTCTTTTCTATAAACACATTCGGCAAGCGTTCCTAGAAATCTACCTAGTATATCGTCGTGATTACCTGGAACATTTACAAACGTCACCTTTTTATATTTTCTCAAGCAATGGTCGATAAACATCATAAGAAGCGAGCCACCGACGTCAAGCCATTTGCCGTGCCTTCCATCTAAATCTAGTTTATGCCTACTTCTACTAGTCACGCCTTCAACATTATCTGCATGAAAGAAGTCACCTGTATTAACAAGTATTACCTCTTCTGTGTCTGGGCATTTCGCAAGAAGCCTATTGAATACCTGCTTGAACACTCTGGGCGCTATAGTGGCATCCCAGTCAACTCCGACCTCTTTTTTCCACGTCATCAATCCTACATGTGGGTCGCCTATGGGTATAACCGTAATTTCATTTTTGTTAGTGTTCCGCGAGCCTAAGTATTTAACCGCTTCAACTGGCTGTACATCTTGCGCCATGCTTTTGCAGAGTCTATCGATGCTGCTTAGCTGGTCTTTTATTTCGACTTTTGTTTTGACCCACTCAAGCACCCTGCCTAGCGGGTCATTGTCGCCATATTTAACAAGTGTTGAATAGCCTGAGACTGGCTGGTCGTCTGGGTTTGAGTGGTATCGGTGGTTTTCTGGGTCGAAGCCTGAGCGCTTCAAAATGTAGGTTTTATTTCTGACTGTTTTGAGTGAGCATCCGTATTTTTCTGCAATATCCCTGTATTTTGTTCCAATTGCCAGCTCGTCTTTTAACTGCTGCCTCGTTATTTTTATTTCTGCCATAGCAATAACCTAGTGTGATTTTTATTCACACTAGGCTAAAGCGCATGATTTTGCAAGGATTTTGGATTAAATTAGCTGTAAAACACCGCTAGCAAAGATAACGCGAGTACGAAAGATCGCGTAAAGCTCATCGTAATAAGTAAGCTTTGGGCCGTCACCCAATTCTTCCAACTTAACATTAAACCTATCCACTATGCTCTGGCACATTCTTTCTGGCGTGTATATGTCTTGAACGTCAGTCCATAATGTGTCATACCTTCCAAACTCTTCCCCATCCTTGAAAAATACGGGTGTCACAGCGTATGCTAGCTCTGGCGATGATGTATGAAGTTTGTGGAACTCTAGCGATAGCGAACCAGCAAAGCTAAGCTTTTCAACTAGTGTTTCATTGCTTGGAATTTCTATACTCATGATATTTTACCTCTTTTGCTTTATTTAATTAAATCGTCAATAATCGTTACACTGCAAGACGTGGAGGTCGTCGTTTGTACTTTTACGGTGATGTTACTATCAACTTGAAAGCTCGTCTGCTGACCGTTTTGATATACTATGTTGGACGCACCATGTACATACCCACCAAAAATCCATATAGTACTTGCTGTTTGTCCGCTTGATCCGGTGGTAACAGTGTCCTGATAAATCATCTCAGAATCAATATAAAGCTCAAAATCAATCGATTCAGTCGAATTAAACCCGCCTATGGAAAGGCCGTATACGATCCTTTTGCCATCCTCATTCATTACCTCTGTCAAGACTCCAGAGGCATCAACTGGAGTCGTTTCTCTTTTTTGTGGAACGCCAGTGTTAAATTCTTTTGATAGGTTTGGTGCAAGCTTTGGAACTACACCTGTCACTGTTATTTCGCCGAATGGGCCGTATGTTCTAGCCATGTCAATTCCTCAACTCAAAAATGTTATTTCGTCAGCGTTCAGTACAGTGTCATAGAATCTCAGCCCTGCCAAGTTTACTGTAAAGTTGCCGTTAATTGTTAGCACAGAGCTTAAATCCATATCATCGATTTCGCCTGTTGCTACGCTTACAGAGCCAGCTTCTGCATCGTCTATATATATAGTAAGGTCTCCAGCGAGATAGCTAACAATAATCACCGTTTCGTCTGTTACGTTTGCATTAACTATCGTAGATGCACTGTATGTAATCAGGTCGCTACCTCGAATAGTTGCTACAAATCGATTTGATGCGTCAGTTCCGACTGTAAACAATGTCCCGCTTGTTGACGGTATTGATAGTATTGACTGAGACACAGCGCCGCCAGTGTATTTCCCTACTTGCAACACACATGAAAAACCGTCACTTAAATTCGGTATGTTATCGTAAATCTCAAATGTGTGAGTTTCATCGCTTGTTATCAGCCACCCATCAACCTCCTCTCTGGCTTCGTCTGGCTCGGCTGACTGAGAAACACCGTATATGTCAGTGTAACTACCTCCGACTTCTCTGTCCACGGTCAAAAGCTCACTTAGTACGTGCACTAAATGATTTTTTTTGTACAGCCAACACAATGGATTGTCGATAGTTGTCTTTCTTACCGCACTAAATCCTATGCCGTTTGCACCGTTTGTCCCTGGCTCACCTTTAAGACCATCTTTTGATATGACTACGACCGCTGGATCGTCTGTAACTGAAACCGCCATTATTCTGTCCCCTGCAAATATAAAACATCATTATGACTCAAGCCATATGAGTATGCTATAAAGTGGCTAATTGTTGCATTTATACTACCATCAGTACCATTGTAACCGATGAAAACAGTGTCACCGACTGAGCCACCTGCCGTAGCTGCAATCTCATTTATAAGCGTCCTCTGCCCGTAAAACTTAATCGATGAGCTTGTAAATACGACTGCTATGTTTGAGTATTGTATCATAGCCTGAGAAGTCAGGTTTCCACCCATGTTGACCACTAAGTTAACGCCCTCAAAGTACATCGAAAATTCATCTGTTAGCGTTAAACCGTTACTGAAAATGTACTTCTTCGTTGAGCTTGTTAGTATGTCATGCACTCTAAACGATAAAGTGAACGGCAATTGCGGGGATGGGAAATTGTAATCATACGGTACGCTCATTACATCCATACTTCTTGTTTGAGATACGCCGCATGTGTAAACGTAAGAGGATATATCACCTACCTCAACTTGAACCCCACAAATAACAAGTTGTGCATTTTCTGGCGGCGAATTTATTGTTATTTTTATTTCGTCTGACGCACCAGCAACGCACTCACAAGTCAGTCTTGTAAATGAATCCTCAATTACTGCGCCTGACATTTCCGATGCAGCGCCCTGCCCTAACGCAGTTGATATTGACTCAACACTACCGCTCAGCAAGAGCGCATAAAATGAAACGGTGTAAGTATTACCAACAACAAGTGTATCGACTTCATCAACTAGCGTTGCCTCTACATCAGAAACAGCCACTGATACCAACTGATTTTGCACACCAAAATAATCAGCCTCATTATATAGTGACACCGTGCAATTCGTTTTATCCCACTTAAAAAGGTTGTTGCTATTTAAAGAATAATTCTTTTTTGAACCTTCGAGCAATGAGCCGTTTTTCCCGTTTCTGAATTGATAATTATCTGCTATAACCGTTCTTTGTTCGCCATTTGTGATAATCAAATCACCAGCAGACCCGCCTTTCTCAACCTGTACTCCATAAATAGCAACAACGCCGCCAGTCTTGCCTCTTGGGTTTAAACTGAACGTGATGTCAGCCTCATCGATAGGTACGCATGTCGGATAAGTGACTCTTACCCATTCAGATGATGGCGTTGAAACCGTGAATCTATTTGCTTCTATGCTAAAATCCATCGAGCCGATGTTACCGCTTATGTATTTTACCCAAAACGAAACGTTGATAATGTCATCTTTTGAAAGATTCTGAATTTCAGTTTCTACTACATACCCAGACCCTGGCAGAGTATCAGTATCGACATCAATCTGAACTAGATGGGCATCATTGCCGCCAAACGGGTCTGTCGTATTGCCAAGAATCGTATATCTATTAAACGGATCATCCCACGAGGTTAGATCGTTAGAATACGGAATATAGTTTGTTCTCGACCTGGGCTTAGCCCATTTAACAACCCCGTACCTGTCGGTATACAATGCCTGTCCATTTCTATCTGCGTCAAGCACCGCTGATTCACTTGGATTGTTTGGCTTTAAAATACTTAAGATATGGTTATCTGTAGGTGAGACATCAGCGACACCTAGACCGTCGATACCGTCAATGCCTGGCTCGCCTTTGTCACCTTCATATAATGTGAAAGTGCCGCTCATGGCCTAACCCCACCTTGATTGATGGTTAAATTTATTCCTGCCACAGATTTTCTAGTTCCGTCTGAAAATTCAATACGAATCTTTGAAATGAACTCAATTGATGATGATTCACTCCCAATAGGCAATAAAGATTGACTTTGTACATCGGTCAAAGTCCACCGACCAGACCCATTCGCCGCATTGGTTATTCCTCCTGACATGGTTATGACAGCAGTGTTATCGGTTATTGAGTTTAATAGCTGCCATGTGATTGTAGCACCAGTCAAATCAACTGGATTATCATCAGCATCCAGATATTGCCAATCAACAACTATGTCATCTCCAGCAGTGAAGCATAAGCTTCCAAATTCTACGCAAGCCATTATGAGACCACTCCAAGTATTGTTCCAGTTTCTATATATGTTACAGTAAATCCGTTTAATTCGATAGCTTTACCAGCAAGCCCAAGGTTTGTTCCCCCTTGACCATTCTGCCCCAAATCACCTCCATCGCCACCCCTTGCTATTGACGGTTCAGGGAATGCGTTGATTCTAACAAAAGCGCCCTCGCCTCCGGCTGTGTTTGTTCCGTCTTGAGCCTCGGTTACTGTGAAAGGTGGAGGAGCACCGCTTGCGCTAGTTCCCGTGCCAGCGATACCATTGCTAAACCCTGCACCACCACCACCAGCCGCCCTAGCTTCGTAAGTTCCGAATCCGATAGAGTAACCACCGCCACCGCCACCGCCTCCGATAATATTGAGGTTATCAAGACGAATATCAGCATTCAGTATAATCGCTGGCCCACCATCTTGTGCAGTACCGTCAACGTCAGCGCCGTCTCCACCATTACCAACAATCAATCCATTGTTTTGTATTAGGATAGGGTCAGTAAGCGTTGCAGGCCATGCACCTGTGTCAATCGCGTAAGCCGCATTGTCAGAGCTTCCAGCAACCGCATTTGATTCAAATATAAATCTAATATCCCATGCGTTATCTATAACTGGTGAGCCGTAAACTTCATCGAAAATATCGCGCAAAGTTCGAGCAGTTGCCCCACCACCTTTTAACTGGTCTTGCTCTCCAGATATATAGACAAGCCTAACATTTGGGTCTTCAACATCTTCATCGCCAGGCACCGCTTCGCCGTAAGTGTGCTCTAGTGCCGTATAATTGAAGTTCTGCGACTCTCCAGCCGTCAATATCTGATAAAACAAACTTGGAAAGCCACCGCCTGCCTGCTCAATTAAATCGGTCTGACATTTGACACTATCACCCGTCCATATGTCAGAGTCTTTTGCATCAACCTCAAACGATAGCATCCTCGGAGCTTCCGAAAACCTACGACCCACCCTAGCAGACATTAACACCGCAGCGGTTTTATTGTCGCTTGTTATCCATCGGCTATTAATTTTCTTGTAAGCCCGTTGACCGTAATTTGTCACGCTGTCGCTATCCTCGCGCACATATGATGCGCGGTAGTTGCTTGACTCATCTAAGTCTTTAGTTGGATTAATGATTCCATAATTACAGATGACGGTCGATACACGCATATCCTGCATGTCCTTAACCGCTGTGCTGCCCTCGATAAAATTACTCTGATAATTCAATGTAACAGCATCTGTTGGGGGTGGACGTAATGCGTTGAACCGTATCTGGTTGACGCGCTCATCCCAGTATAAATAATGAGGCGCAGACTGTGCGAACTCTTTTAATAATTCCTGCACACCTGTCGGCTCGGTGATTAGTGCGCTGTATGTTGGTATAAATGCGTTAGCGCTGTTTGCATCCCACTCAGCCTGATTTATGTAGCTAGTGTCAACGTTTGCATAATTAACCAGCAAGTCGTAATCAATCTCTGATGGGGTCATGGCATCATACTCAAGGCACAACTGCACCGTGTCGTTTTCGCTGTGCTCGCTAATATCTGTATTGTAATAGCCACGCGTCAACCCGCTGATAATGTCATTAGTGCGCGTAGTGTACAGCATCACCTCGTCACCGATGCGCACAATGCCATTAGTTGCAGGATACTCAGAGTTTCCTATCCCAGCAGGCTGCAAAGTAAATGTGGTTGTCACGTCTGTTATGTCTGCATTAAGTGAGCCGCGCGACTCTCTAGGCGCTTTCGCTCTGTCATTGCTTGCAAGTTTTAACGGGTCTTTACCTGTAATCGATACGCCCGAACCTCGCTGACCAAATGACTCAATGATATAATCACGCTTAGTGAAGTTGCTTGCATCAAAGGTATCGTTGACGATGTAGCCACTAAAAACACTGATTCGCTCGCCTAAATAATATGGATTCTCAGCACGCCACCGCGACCAGAAGCGCACAGGAGCAGAAACCGTGCCCCATTCTGTATAGTCATCTGACTCCATCAATGAAATGCTGCACTTGGCACGCACGCCGATGCCACCCTCTAAATTAATCTCAGCAGGATTGACGCGCACAGACTGCAAGGATGGAATGGCGGAAAGTCCAGCAGGCAACGGCGAGCGATTCTCACAAAATCTATGAGTCGTACCGTCAACCTCAATTTCGACATACCATAAGTGCTCTTTGCTGTACTTCTTTTTTTCGTTAGCGTAAGCCATTAGCCAGCACCCAATAAATTCATGCTGATGCTGCGCTTAGTGCGCGTACCGTTTTGCATGGGGGCGCTAACATCCTCTGATATACGGCATAACCCCACATCGTCAGGGTACTCAAGCAGATTCCACGCAAAGAAAAACGGCCTAAGCTTTGCCGCCTGCTTAAATGGCGCAAAGTATGTGCGATACCATGTGTCATCTATATTCTGCCAAGACGCGCTAGTCTCATAGCCCTGTCGCCTTATTTGCTGCCCAATAATCTCACCGCTTTCCGTTCGATTGCTATAATACTGCGTTACATCTCCATCGGTGATTGGTACATGCCCGTTAAAGAAAGGTCTTTGCATTTGCAGTGCTATCCCAGCGGATATAAATCCAATATCTCCAGCGCCGAAACCCTCTGTCGTGTAGATTTCTATAACCGCAGCATTAATCGGCTCTAGAAGATGAAACATGACTGCGTTACTTGTTGTCACAACTCTCGCTGCTGAGAAAGCAACTAAAGTGCCGCCCTCCGATGTTCTATAAAATGGTTGAACAGAGTAGCCGTTATTTGACATTGATTGAGCACCAATGCAGATCGTGTCTATTTGTTTCGACTCATCCAAAACAAATTTAACCCAGCCAGTTGTTTCAAAATTCCACTTATTAGCTGTATTCGGAACTAGCGTATACTCTGGGTTTTCACCTGTAGACGATGTAACTGTCGACCCCTCGAGCAAGTTATTATACAGCACCCTTGCATGATTGAGCGGGAAAGGTGGCAATAACGGCACGCCAGCGCTAGGCGTTAGCGTTACTGGCAATCCTGCTGGAGTTGCGGGTTGCGCTGCCTTGTTGACAGGCGCAGGTGTAACAGCCTTAGCAATCGCATCAGCGCTAGAGGGAAGCCCAGTCACCACCTTATTCTCTGCTGTGATATCTTCTGGAGAGTCGACAACGGGCTTTATCTGCGCCGTTTTCGCAAGTGGCAAACCTATTATTGCTTTGCTTTGTACTGTCTTGTTAACTGGTATAGTTACCGCAGTTTTATTTTCGGCTGATTTGGCAGTTGGTGCGGCGGTGGCAGTTGCGGGCCTAGCGCTTGCGGAGTCTGGGCTGTCAATGCTTGCCTGAGATAGTGCATTTAACTCGTTTGGGTCGTCAATATTACCAGATGGGCGAGCTAGAAAATCATCAGGGCCACTGATGTCCGCTATATTTTCAGGCGTTAATTCGCTCGGGTCATTAATAACCGATGGATTTTCTGTATCGTGTCTGCTCATTGTTTATCCTATCACTCCGGCGCAGGAATTGGTGCTTTATCTTCTGCCGTTCTAGCTGTGGGCGTAGGTACGGACGCCTTTTCCTCTACAGGTTTTGTGGTTGGTGATGGTACAGTTGCTTTTGATTGTGCTGTAAATGACATGGTTTAGCCTCCTGTGGTGTTAAGCGTTACGCCGTCACCTAATTCTTCGTTAATTTGCCCGATTAGCGTGCGTATATCGCCGCCTGTAAAGCTTGAGCCTGTTAGAGCTATGGATACGTTTCGTTGTTGTGGCTGTGATTGCTGGCTTGATACGTTGTTGACAACTTGACCACCCTGGAATGACTGTCCACTGCCTGCGCTGCCGAATTGGGTGGATTGAATCTGTTTAATGTTAGCTAGCGTCGCAGCCGCCGCTGTCGCCGCAAATGCCGCACCTAATGGCGGGCCACCTATTTTTGAGCCCACCTTGTAAGCTCCTTGCACTGCTGCAATACCGTCGACAATTGCGCCAGCAGTAGCGGCGGCCTTGCCAATCTCGAACATTTTTTTACTTTCAGTGTTCATCAGACTAGACAGATTGCCAAACATTGAAGATGCTACATTTAGTTTATCTTTGAATTTCTTCTGCTCAATGGCTTTTTCTGCGTCAGCCCTTCTTTTTTCTATATCTAGCAATTCGTCAGCGTGCTGTTTTGCTTTTTGTTTTTCAAGCTCGCGCACTTCATCTTTACTAATACCTAGAATTTCTGCCGCTTCCCTGAACTGCTCAAGCTCGCGCTGGTAAGCCTCTGCGCGTAACTGCTCCTCAGACATAAGGCTTTGCCTGAATGCGTCAAGGGTATTAGTTGCGCCCTCTTCTCTTGCCAGCTTTTCTGCTTCGCCTTGCTCAAGAGCCGCTAAGAATTTTTGATATTCTGATTCTTGCTCGCGCATTGCTGCCGCTTCATTTCTAGCAGCTTGCGCAGCCTGCTCTTGTGCTGCTTTTAATTCATACTTACGGTTTATTAGCTCAATGATTTGCGGTAGTTGTTCGGTTGTTCCGTTAGCAACTGCCGCCTCTGCTGCGGCATAAACCTCAGCAGCCTTTGCGCCTGATTCAAGTGCTATTACTTGGGCTTGCAGCGCTGTCGTGTAATCTTTTGTATTCTTCTCTGTCTCTTCGGTTTCTTTTCCTAGTCCAGCAGTCTCACGACTGAGCTTTAGCATCTCTTGATTGTTAATGTCTATTTCTGTGCTGAGCGCGTTTATTCGCTTTCTAGTCTCTTCGATAGCTACTGCGTATCGCTTTTGGTTTTCCTCTGCGCTGCGAGGTATTGCAAATTGACCTGAGTCTAAACCAGTCCCAGCAGTCTGCATTTTTTCTAATTCTTCGCGCGCATTTTTTAGTTTATCGGCTAATTCAATATTAGCCTTTGACATATCATTCATTGATGTGTCATTTTCGTCTGCGAGGAATCTAATTTGATTGGTTGTAAGCTTTATTTCTTCGCCAAGCTCTTTGATTCTATCTTTTAACTCTGAAACTTCTGAGCCTGAGCCAGTTAGTGCTGGTATTAAGAAGCTTAATGCAGTAGCAGCAATACCGACAGCCGCACCCAATCCAGCGCGACCAAGCACAAAACCTAAGTCAGCGCCCTGTTGAGATAGCGCAAGCAAGGCGGATTGACCGCCTTGAATCTGTCCGACAAATTGCTGAATCTGTATGCCAGCCATGCCAGCATTGCGACCAACACCACCTAAACTTTTACCTGCTTTGATTGCCGTTTTATTGAATTTTTTTGTGGATGAGTCTACTTTATTAAACGAGGATTCAACATTTTTTAGGTCAGCTTGCACAGTAGAGCTAGCGGATTTAACGCCGCTAGCATCTACATCAACATCAAACTCAATACCGCCAACTTTTTGTGTCATTTAATCGTATTCCTCTGGGTTGGCGTTAATCATATCCGTTAGCATTTGCGCTTGCTCTTCGCTCATGCCAGCAACGTTTTGTTTTGGTCGATTGGCGTTGAACCATTTCCCCAGCTCAGTCGGTGACATATTGCGGGCCTCGCTAGGCGTTAACCCTAGAGCGTAACAAGTACCAATCAAATCGGCATAGGGGTAGCGCTCTACCCCTTCTGCTTTTTTCCTGATGTCCGCTCGCTAGTCTCTAGCTGTGGAAAGCATAGTTGCAACACATAACGCGCTGCCGCTACTAAGTCAGCGCTATCAGCAGGGTTAGACATGATAGACTCGTAAATTTCCTCTTTTGACACAACGACGCCAGCACCAGCAAGTAGCACAGAGTATAGTTTTGCAATAAGAGTGATTTTAGGAATGCCACCCTTGTCTAGCTCAATAGCAGTGGCCAAAACATTGACCTCTTCGTCAATCGCCTCTACCAATTCCATTGTAACCGTTAGCTCGTGCTTTTCGCCTTCCCAGCCTAGTTTTGCCTTGCGACCAAACATCATATTAAACCGCCGCTGTAAACGTTGGCGCACCAGAGAATGCAATTTCCATTTCGTAAGTGCCTAACTCTTCGTGTGGGTTACCTTGGCTGAATGAAGTGATAAACACGTCACCAGATAGCGTAGAGCCACCGTCAGGCCATGTAATGGTTGTTGCATAGATGTTTTGACCGTTAGCCACGTTAGTCTCGATTGACGCCAGCAGGTCTAGGTTTTTGGCCTTTCCGCTAATTGACATAGTGCGGTCAATACGTCCAGGCTCAGAATGATACTCAGCATTACCGCCACTCGTATCGTCTCCCGTGTCAAGACCGCTAATCGAATAAGATAAATCTTTGGTTACTACACCCGCAAGCGTACTACCGCCGAAAGTTGTTACTTTGACCGCTCGGCCAACCCATCCGCCACCTACTGACATGATTAAATCCTCGTTTGATTGTTAACCTCTATAATAACGTTAATCTGTCAAGTAGTAAATAACTGGTTAAACCAGTTATGATTCCTCGGCAGAATAACACAGCACACTAAACGTATAATAACGGCGATTCTGCCCCGTGCGGTATTCGCCCATTACGTCTTGCGTCACAGTTGCGCGTATGCCGTCAGTTACATTGTAGTTAGCTTTGATGTATTCAAGCGCTGCCACCGCGTCAGTATACAGTTGATTCAATTCTGCAAGCGTTGCGTTTAATCCGCTGAAAAGGTAAACCGTCACATCAACTTGACGCACAAACGCATCAACAGAGCGCCCCTCTTGCCTACAGTATATAATAGGGCTGTCAGTATCGAATGGCGGCAGGATTTCATCCCACTGTATAGCGGGATTGTAAGATGGCAGAGCGTTATCGCGTATAAATGTTCTTATCTCGTCAGCGTGTCGTATGTTCATTATTTCGGCTCTATTAGTTTACCAAAGACTTTCACAGCATCATTGCCTACTTCGCGCCACGCCAGATTCATCCAGTTAGGTCGTGCGCTTTCGTTGTATCCGCCGCCCTTTTTGCCTTTGGTGTTTGGTGGTCTAGGACTCCAATCCGTGCGCTCGTGTAACGCCACCGCATAGTCTGTGTAGTAGCCATACGTCATGCGCCAGCCATTTCCACTAGGTCTTACGCGATAGCTGCGAGACTGTACCAGTGCGCTTGTATCGACAGGCACATAAAAATCAGCCGTGCCCGCCAACTCGTTATACATACCAATCAAGCCACTTTCGATATTTTTAGGCAAGTCAACGGTTAACGCCTTGTTGATTTTACGCGCTACGTCAGCGGGTGTTTTGCCTTGCTTGAATGGCATTATTTAACCTTGCTACGAGTAAAGCCCCGACCATTGTTATCTTTGAGAATTATCTCTACATGCGCATAACTTACTTCTTCATGCGCAGTATGAATGCTTTTGCTTCTTGCGCCTGCCAATATACGCCCGTCGTCGTCAACTAGGTTAAGTACGCCGAATTCGTCTATCTCTGCGTGTAGATTAATGTATTTTTTATCACTCATAACATCACCCCGTATAAACCGTTAAATCCAAACCGCCAGCAAGCATAGTGCCGCCGCCTTTTCTACTGCGTACAATCTCAGCGTTGCTCGGTGGTGTTGCGTCGGTTATGCTACCGATATACACATAGTCACTCAACCTCACATCAGCATTTTGCAAACGTATTGTTTTGTTTGGGTTGAACTCTACGCCTTCTGTATCTCGCTGTGCGCTGCCGCCCTCAATCCAGTTGCAGCTAAACACACCCACTCGAGTAGTAGTAGCGCTGTATGGGTCGCTAGGGTCGTAGCCAGACTTGCGCCAGACTGTGACTTTATCTGTTAACCTGCGTGCGCGTACAAAGCTCATCTTCCCACCGCCGTAATGAATCGGTTAGGCATTGAATCCATAAACGCAAAACACGACTGATAGCCGCTAGATAAAATGTTCTGCCCGAATGTGGTTGATGCCAAGCCGTAGCCGTCAACTTTATACGTATCAAAGCTAATCGATGCCCCGTCCATGTCCGACTCGCTCTTAACTGTACCACCTTGACTGCGCGCAATGTAATGACATACCGCGCTAGTCTTCAAGAATTGCTGCACTGTATCTGATAGCCCTGCACCGTCTAGGCACGCATCAGCCTGTGCAACCAAATCAATATAAAGCTGAATGGTTGCATTATTGACGCTAGATGCTTCTGGACACATATTTTTTACGTCTGTTATTGTGATTGCGAAAGCCATTTAGCTAACCTCTGTTTCGATAATTTGAATTTCAAAGCGCACTTCCGCTGAACTATTTGCTGGATTATATATCTGCACAAGCGTACTGCCGCCTACGGGTGTAATTATAAACTGGTCATCTGGCAACCTGCCACCTCCTGAGCTACCAGCGCCTCCACCAGCGTCAGGAACTATAGAGAAGTCTATTTCAACAGCGTCAGTAAATTGTGGTGGCGTAGCTGTGCCAAGATACTTAACTTGCGCGTCCGCTGGGTTGCTATCAATCAAATTGTTTTCTAAGTTTCTAACAGTTACGGGTTGGCCTGCTCCCGTAAATGCCGAGCCTGGCTTATACGCCGTATATTTAAGCCCCTTTCCCGCAAGCAGTGTCAATACGCGATTAACTATAGCTGTTAGCTTTGTGCTACTGTACTCAATAGACAGCCATACATTGCCTCCCGCTGGTATAGCCGGGAATTCATCACCCTTGTCAGCCAGATTTGACTTATCGCCGAAAAACGCATAAATACGATATGAATCTCCCTCAAGTGTCGCGGTCTCTATCAGCGTCT